TGATTCATATCATTACATTCTTCACCATAATATTCCTCATAATCCCACTCATCATAATGATCAACACAAGGAAACATTATCAATTTTCCCATAAATTACACCAACTCAACTATCTGATCTATGTATTTCTTTGTTTTATACTTCCTGTAAATATCCCTCACAGCCCTTCGATGTTTGCAAATACATCCCTTCTCAATATCTTTCATTACAATTGAAGAAGTATAATGACTAACCATCATAGGGGTTATACCCATTGCCACATATTTTTCTTGACAATCTTCAATCATGACCATCCATTGATCTTCAGTCATTTCCACTATCTCCCAAGTTAAATCATATTTTGCCAAAGCATTTAGTTCTTCAAGTTTTTGAATTTTTAGTTCTATATTTCCATTTACTAACATTGGAATTTCAGTAGAATAGTAGTCCCATTTCCAATCAGCATTGCGTTTAGTCATAGAATTTGAGTAAATACCGAGTTTTCCACCAAATCGTCCATTGGAGTCCTTTATGCAGTAAACTTTTTCCATAATAAATATAGCACTCTCCTCTATACTTTTAATAATGTTAAGGCCGATTAATCTGTATTCCTTAACTAATATTAGTATAAGGGTTGGTGTATACTATGTCAATACATTATATGAAAATATTTTAACTAATATTATTCGTAATAAAATACGTCAGTTAATTCTAAACCTAGAGCATCACATATTTTAAAAGCTAATTCTAAACTTGGACAAAATCTATGATTAATTAAATTAGATATTGTTTGTCTTGTAACTTCTGTCTTTTTAGATACCCAAGTTTGAGATATTCCTCTTTCTCCTAATATTTCTCCTAATCTATTTTTAACTACTTTATCCACAACCATCAATCCCTTCTCCTATATATTATACCATAATCATAAACTCACATGCCCTAACAAAATCCAAAGCATAAAGCATATGTATAGGAGAAAATTCAATCAACCTTATGAATTATTATATCATACTTAATAAACAATTGTCAAATAAATTATTTATGTATTATAAACTTATGCTAGTTATTTATTTTTTATATCTACCTCTAAAATTTATAATCCTAGAAATTTCTGATTGATCAATCAAATATTCTTCTGCTAATTCATACTGACGATAATTGCCAGAAGAATATTTATCTCGAATTTCACTCAACTCCTCTTTGGTAAATTTTATTTTTATATTACCGAAATTAGGATTATTCTCTCCTTTGGTTACTATACTAATTTTTTGTTTTGCTTCTACAGAATGTTTTTTACCTTTATGAGATTCAGAAAGTTTTCTTTTTGTTTCATTGGAAACTATTTTCCCTTTTTCTGTTTTACTAATTTTTTGTTTTGTTTCCTTAGAACGAGGTCTACCAATTAATGCAACACTTCTTTTTATCCTTGTTTCTTCAGAACAAACTAGACCTGTAGATCCACTATATCCCCCTAATGCAATATTATAATAGTCATGACTTTGAACAGCATTATGATTTTCAATAAATTCTATTTCTAATTTATTAGAGTCTTCTTGAGAATATGTAATAGCAACGATTTCTTTATTGAAATTTTCCTTACCATATTTATTTATAGCTTGAGCAAGAATTTTTCCACTTCCCAAATAAACCTTCCACTTTTTATTTTTATTGAATGTTGATTGTCCTATGTATTTTTTTCCATTAATCATATTCGTAGTAATGTAAATAAAACCATAAGGATCTAAAATTTCTACTTCTTTAACAATCTCTTCTTTAAATTCAACATTTCCCATTAATAAATCATCTCTCTTTCTTTTATTGGCTCTCATTTTTGGGCAAATTTAATACTAGCAAGATAGGGGAGAGCACCCTGTAATGATGGGTAATTAATCCATCACTCTTGCTAGTAAAATTTTAGTTATTAAATTAATGATTAATAACACAAATAAAGCACACCAAACAAATTGATATGCTTTATCTATTATTAATCTAATGTCAAATATATTTATTTATTACTTTACTACTTCATTTATTTTTGATGAAAAGAGACTTCATATAATCTGATCTGAAGTCTCTTTTCTGTATTTTTACTTATAAGTTATCACTATATTACCTTGAAGGTCTTCTAATTTAATATTATTACCAACATTTTCTGCTCTCCATAATCCTATGTCATAAGACATTAAGGTTGCTTCAACTCCCATTACCGTTACTGAACTAATTTCATTGGTTAACTTTGGGTCAATAAAAACCTTAACAACTTCCCCTCTCCCAATAATCCAAGGTCTATCTATAAATTCAATAGGCCAAATTAATTCTGTTTGTACTGTGAAACTGAAATTAATATCATTATTCATTTTTTCCCCTTTCGCACTGCTAATATTTTTACTAATTTTAAGTTCATATTTGCCATCCTCATAAGGTGATTCATGATTAATTAATACTTTGTTGTTTTCAACGATAGGTTGTATCTCAAATATATCCCATTGATTCATTTGCTCATTAAATTTCCGCACACTAATATTTTGTTTTGCCGAATTTGATTCTAAAGATTTACTAAATGTAACTGCCCAAACTTTATCCGGCAATACGGTGGTAGATGCAGAAGATGCAAAGGTAGAAAAAGGTGAAATTAAAATAATAAAAATGGATAAAATAAAATATACCAATTTTTTCATTTTATAAAACCTCCAATGTATTTTTTACTATTATATACAAAAGAAGTTAAAAATACAAATTTTTATTAAAAATATTTTTAAGCAAATTTGGCAGTCGCAGTATATAACAAACCATTTTGATATAAGTTTCCTGTAAAATTTATATCCCCTATTATATCTAAATCATATACAGGGCTATTATTTTTGATACCTACTTTTGTATTAAAAATAGCTTGATCTTTATCAATTGAACATATTTGATTAGAGGTTGGTGTCTTTAATTGAAGATACATTGATCCATCAGAATATGTTCCTAAACCTCCGATATATGTTTGGCCTGTGGAATTATAGAATTTTAATCCTTTATTTGATCCGCTTTCTAAACTCATTCCATAATAAGTAGGACTATTGTACATTCTTATTTCATGACTATAACCATCTCCTACACTAAAAAGTTGTATACCAAGATTACCTGTACTTGTCTTTAAATCCACAATCGCTCCACTAGTGCTGTCACTATATGGTCTTGCATAAAATATTTCATAATTATTTGAATTATTAATAGTGAATTTTCCATTAATCGTTGCTCCTATCGCAGTTAATAATCCAGTTGTAGCATCAACAGAAAATGTTCTTGTTCCTGCATTATAACCTGCAATACCATTAAATCCATTAACATTGCCCATAAGTACGCCAGTTATTCCACCAACTGTTGTACCTGTAAAAATCTTAGGAGTTACAACATAATCTGAACCAATAAGAGTTTTTGTTCCATTCCAAGCCGATACCCAATCTAATAAATTAGCATCGACTCCAGGAATTCCTTGTGCTCCTGTTGCACCTGTATTTCCTTGGACGCCCTGTGCACCTGTGGAACCAGTAACTCCTTGAGGGCCAACAAGATTAGTCTGAGTTGTAGAATCTAAATTGTTCCAAGTAATTGATCCTGTTCCAAAAACTAAATTAGTTCCATCAAATTTTAATTTATAATCAACATCACTTGTTCCAAAACGCATTGTTCCATTTGATAAATCTAGAACTGTTTTTGTGCCATTAAAATCTTGCAGTTTACCTGCTTTTACAGTTCCCATTGCAACATTTGTACCAACCTCTAATTCACTCGTAATTATTTTACTAGCACTAAGAGTTCCATTTATAATCGCTCCACCATTTATTGTGTTTGCATTAGCGAGTGCATTTAAACCGTTTGTAATAAGGTCTACAATATTAATGTTATTAACTAATAATTTTGTTGTTGCTGAAAGACTTGAAGCTTCAATCGACCCTGATGCTTCTATGTCCACTAATTTTAATTTACCAGTATCAGCATTAATATATACTACATTCTCCCATGATGGATTTGAAAATGTTCCAGAATTTTTCTGAAATTTAAATCCATCCGTTGCGTTTAATATTGTTCTGTGAGTTAAAGATGTTGTTCCATTTGTCTTGGATATAATTAGGCCAGTGTCACCAAGTTCAACTCCGTTTGAAATAACACCTGTAGATGGCAATATTTCAAAATTTCCATTGCTAATTTGAATCCCTCTTTTATTATCTCCATATATTCCAATTTTAGCAATTGGTTGACCACCTGTATCAACTACAGTTAAACTTTCAAATAATCCTGATACTCCAATTACTGAATTTCCAATTAAAGTCCCCGAATTAATGCCATTTGGCGAAATCGCAGTAGACGCTGTTTGAAAATTATCTTTAGTTAAAACAACTGCGTTATTAATAATCCTTAATTGTTCAGGTGATATATTTCCACTATCATCTATTTCCTTTAACCACAGCCCGCGACCATTCATAATCATACTTTGATTTTTTCCAGCCAACACTTGCTTCAATGTTGCATCAATATTCTCATTTCTCAATTCAGTAATAGCACTAGAATTTGCTTTATTATCCCAACTTGCCTTATTATAACTTAAAGTTGTACTCGATGTAATTGCATTGCTAACCAAATCTGTTTGATAAATAAAAGGATCATCAATTGCATCTTTATTACTGAAAATTAATTTTAAGCTATTTTCACTAGGACTATGTGTATATCCAACTAATCTTACTTCAATATCCACATCAAATTTAGAAAATTCAATTGAAACAATGTCTCCTAAAACTAATTTTTCCCAATCATGTTGACATTCAACAACATTTAAGAAATTAATAACTTCTATTTCAAAAATTAATGGAGGAGTTGAAAGTTTCAATAATTTCTTTTTCCCTGCATCTAATAAATCTGTTGCTTCAACATAGTTATTATCTTCCCATGTTTCTTGTTTAATAAAAAAATCAAACTCTTCAACTAATGCATCTGTATTTAGATAATTAGAAATTTTAACACTATTATTATAATCGCTAATTTCAACATATTTTGCATCTATTTCTAATTGTTTATTATCAACTAATAATTGTTTAGAAGCAACATTGTTTTCTGCATTTGTTAAGTCAATATTTAATTGTACTAAACTTTCATTATTCTTTATTGCTAAATCTAAGCTAGTTTCTACAATGGTTAATGCTGTTTTAGAATTAGTTAATTCATTATCTAGAATATCAAATTCACCATACAATGTATCTAAATCATTCAATAAATCTGCATATGTTTGAGAATTAAAATCTAGATTCGCTTCATATGCATTTAGAGCAGTAATTAATCCTTGTGACATAAATTCTAATGTTTTATAAAATGTATAATTCTCGATATAGGGCATACCCGTTGGATTAATTTCTGCTATACTTATATTATTACCATAGCAATATAATCTTGTTTTTATCTCATCATTTTTTATTTTCTTATTAATGCTTTGTATATAATTATCTTCTGAAATATATAATCCTTTATTTCCTTGAATATCATCTATTGATTTTACAGAAATAGTTTTTGTCAATGTATCAAATAAGAAAATACATTCATATGCTTTTTGTACATCATTAATTAGAAATTCAAAAAGTGATTTTTCACTTATGTCAAATGATCTATATTTTGAATTAATCCCTGTGAAATTTGTAAAAGAATTTATATCTAATTTCCAACTAGTTATTGTTTTTACATAATTCATTACCCCTAATTGGAATCCATCTGTATCTAATTCATCTGTTAAACTATAAAGTTTTCGAGATACAAGTTTATATCCTCTTACATTTTTCTTATTTAACATGTATTCTAAAGAATAGCAATGAATATTTTTAACCTCTGTTCCATTTCCAACTTCTTCAGGATTATCAATAATGAAATACTTCTCATTATTTAGAAGAATTAAATAATCACCTTTGATTAAATCATAATAATTCTCACCATAAAAAACACTAAAATTTAATTCATCTGTTGTAGGAAATCTAAAATCAATAGATATGTTTTCTGCATTTAAAACACCTATTTGTGTTTTATCAGGCTTGCACAGTATAAGATCATATTCTATTGGTTCTAAATTACGATTTATATCTCCTAACAATTATTTTCACCACCCTTTTATGACATTTATTAAGCCAATAATGGGAATCTGTATCTGAATGATATTGTACATTTTCCTGTAATTTCGATGCGATTTATTCCATATACTAAACGAAACCATTTTTTATTAAAATTACCTAAACGATAAAGTCCTAAATCACTTATAATTTGCTTTCTTTCATTATTTATGTATATTTTTTCTCCTACTGTTAAATTTATAAAAGTAGATGTTTCTCCTGCATTACTAAGATTTTTTAAAGATATTCCTGTATTTGTGCCACTTAATGTGAATTCGATCTCTGGATAAAGATATTCTACAGCATTTGAATAACTATTTATTGTTATAACTGTTGGAATAGTTATTTCACTTAAATCGAAATTGTTTTGATAAACTGGAGAATAACCCCACGGGCTGTTTGCCCTAAATTGAATAGTAAAATAACCTTGAAGATTTCCAAAAGTTAGCAAGTCTGATTGATTTGTCATTATAACTTCATAAATTAAATTTGGATTATCCTGAGATATAAATTCACAATAAGTTTCTTTGCAAAGCCAACGACTCAATTCCATTTTCTTTTCAGGAGTAAATTCTCCTTCTAGTAATGAACAAGTTATTTCAAATTCTAAAGGTTGTTTCTCTATTCTGTGAAATAAAGGTGTGTGTTTTTTATATAGTTTTGTTTCAATGATATTTTGAGCAGGAATAAAAGGAGAAGATATTTCTCCAGAATTTCCTATTCTAACAATATATAACCCCATATCTTCCGAAGAAATATTATCAAATATAAAATTCATATTTATCAAATTATTTTTCACCTCCAAACATTTTATTTAAAAATAAGAAGAAGAGAGCAAATGTTTTACTCTCTTCTTATTTTCGTCTCAAAATTCCCTTGCGATTGAATGTTTTATTCATTTCGTTTATTGTATAGGAGGCTATGGATTTTAAATCTGGCAAAGCATCTCTATCAACATTTCCCTCTACATTTATTAGATTATCAAATTTAAACTCCATATTTTGTTGAGGAATTTGTTTCATAATACTGCTATAATCTGGAATCTTAAAATTATTCATTATATTACTTAAAGGATTATTGACCATCAATTTATCAAGAACACCTGTAATAGAAGGAAGATTTTTAACTAAATTTTCAAAACTAAGTGTTTGATTTTGCGATAATATCCTTTCTTTACTATGTACCAATGCCAATTTTCCAGATGAATCTCCCCAATTTCCAGTTATACCACCAGTATCAAACATATCAACCCATTTACCATTAGTAAATGTTTTTGGGACTAATCCACTATCTAGTGCTAAATTGATGGCACTCATATCTAAAATATCATATATTTTAGTACCAATTTTAACTTTATTTTTGAAATCTTCAGCTTTTACAGTAATTACTTCACTTATTGCCTCTGCAACCTTTGGAGTACCTTTAATTCCAGTATTTTCTTGTGTTATACTAGATGGTGTTTGGATTGGTACAGGAATAGGCTTAGGTTCAGGAGTTGGTACAGGTACAGGAACTGGAATAGGAGGCAATGATCTTAATAAATTCTGACTAGTCGTTAACTTATCAATAATACTTTGTAATCCTTGCCAACTTAATCCTAAAGCATCGACAGTTGCTTGATTTTGAGATTTAAAATTAGCATTGAATATGGCAAAATCAGTTTGAATTGCTGTAAAATTACCTGCATAAATTTGTTGACGAATATTTGCATATTTTTTATCATCATTTATCAAACCATCATAATAAGCAGTTGTTATTTGCTTTTGAGTTTCAACTGCTTTAGCATTCTTAGTTTTTTTCTCTTCTAAACTTTTAGTCTGCTCTGATACATCTCTATGTCTTTGCATTTTTGCAATAGCGTGTTCTTGTTCTGCTAATGTTTTAGCCAATTCTAATTTCTTAGCTTTTCCTTCAATAGAATCATCTAAAGACAAAGCATCAATTTTAGATTGTGTTTCTATCGCCTCATTTTGAGCTTCTGTTAATTCTTCTTCATAATCCGTATCAGATGAAATATCACTCAAAGCTTTGATTTTATCATCAATTAATTCATCATATGCTTCTTTTTGCTTATCAATTGATGCTAATGCAATTTCTTCCTGTTTCTTATATGCTTCCTTATATGCTTCAATGATTTCATCAGCAATATCACTATATGCTTGAGTTATAGATGTTTTAGTATCTAAAATAGAATCATTTGCATTATCAATAGCAGATTTAGTTTCTTTCCATTCTTCAGTTCCTTCTTTTTGAGTTGCTAATTTTGCTTCTAATGCAACTAATTCTGCTTCTTCTGATACTAATTTTTCCTGTAAGTTCTCAACATTTTCTTTCACTAAAGCAGAAATTTCTTCTTGTGATTTTCCTTGTAACTCATAAAGATTTATAAGTTTTTCATTTTTAGAAATTTGTGTATCTAGATTGGCTTGAGCATCATCAAAAGGTTTAACTATAGAACCAAAATCAATTTTAGATATTTCTTGATTTGTTTGTTCTACAGCAATTGTTGCATCTTGAATACCTAAAGTAACAATATCAATCTTAGTCCTTGTTTCTTTCCATAACTCAGATCCAACTTCTTGTTTTGCTAACAATTCTTGCAATTGAGTCTTTTCAGAAGTTAATGATGATAATTTATACTTTTGAATACCTAATATAGTATTTTGAGTTTCTATTTGATCTTCAGAACTTGCACCAATTAATTCTTGATATTCTAGAACTTTTTGATAATATGATATTGCAGTATCAGATAGCGATTGATTCCCTTCATTTGGTTTTATTATAGAATCAAGTTTTAAATTAGAAAGTGCTTCTCCATTTTCTTTAACATTTAATGTTGCATCTTCAATTAATTCACCATAATTTTCAACTTGATTATTAAGATTATTCCATTCGTAAGAACCGACTTTATACTCGTCACGCTGTTTTACTAATTCTTCCTTTTGTGATTCTAATAAATTCAATTTATCTTTTTCTTTACCAATCATTTGTTCAGATAAATTAATTTGTGTAGAATAATCATTTTCATCGGTCATATCAATTGAGAATTGAATATCATCTTGAGAATCAGTAAAATTCTGCAAATCTTTATCTCTTAATGATTGTTGATAAGTAAAATATTCACTTACATTCTGTTTACGCTGTTCTAATGCTTGATTGATAATCTCATTTTGAGTTTGAATTGCTTCTCTTACTTGAGTTTGAGCTTCCTCAGTTAAAGTATTATTATTCATATACTCAGTTAGTTCAGCGATAGTTCCTCTAGCAGAAGTTTCCTTTGCTGTGAATAATTCATTATTCCAATTAAATGTTTTTTCATTTACATTTTTATCTCTAGTTTGAGTTGCGGTTAATATTTCAGCATCAGACGATCCATTGGTTTGCATTGCTTCAATATTGTTATTCATCGTAGCATATTCTGTTTGGAATGCAGAAATTTCTCCATTGACAGTATCCATAACATCTTTATATCCTTGATTACTAGAAACTAAAATACCTGATATTTCATTAGATTGTCTTGTAATTACTGCTGTTGCTTCAGTTTGAGCTTTAGTTAAACCTGCTGTAAATAAAGTAACCATATCTTTATCTACAAATTGATAACCTTTTTCAACTAATGCTAAAATTTCATCAACTTGATTAACAGATATACTCTGAATAAAATCAACTATTTTCCCATTCTCATATTTAGCCATTGGAATCCAACTTGAAGATTGTAGTTCATCCATATGCCCAGGCAAATATTGCTCATATCCACTATAGTCACTACCAGAATAATTGCGAATTACTTTTTCAGCATTTAAAGCTTCAGCATTACTCAATATTTCTATTAGTTTATCATAACCTTCTGTTCCTGAAGCAAATGAACGATTTTTAAGGAGTTCCTCAGTTTCTTTATTAGGGATTACATGTGTGCCTTTAGGTAAATAACGAAGTTCTGGCCCATTATCACCTGATAATTCTACTTTACCATCAGGATTAATTATTAATTCTCTACCTTTTTCTGACACTTGTGATAATTCATCGTTTGGTGTTCCATATTTAGGAGTTCCTTTTGCATATCCTTCTGTACCTTTTGCTCCCCAACCAATTTTATTACCATTTTTATCAAAAATATAATATGAACCATCAGCATTATGTTTTATAGTTGTATTTGAATTGCTACCAGAATTACTAGAAGGTATATCAACATCTAAATCACTATTAAAATTACTTACATTATTCAACATATCTTGCAAATAACCTTTTTGAATTACACTGGCATTCTTCATAGAAGATGTAATTAATGATGATAAATTAGAATAAAATGATTTATATTCACTAAATTGATTATTTAATGATAACTCTGATTTATTCTCAATATCTGAATTATAATCACTATTAGAATTTAAAATAACTTCAAAGAAATTATTAATTAATTTCATCATATCTTCATAATGTTCTTCTGTTGAATCTAATTGATTTTGAAGACTATCATCTACTTTTACTTCAATTTCTTCAATATTATCTAGTGAATTATTGGTAATAGAAGATAAATCTAAAGTATTTCCATTAGGTAATGTAAAATCAAATGATAGAGAAGTACCAGAAAGCATTCCATCTTCAAGTAAAGTTCTATTAGAATTAATACGATAAGTTAATCTATCAATTTCATCTTGTGCTAATTTTGCTTCTGATGTGATTTGTGAGAATTGTGCTTCTTCTAGAGTTTTTACATATTCAATCGTTTGTTTATTAGTAGATTGCATTTCATTTTTTAATGATTGTAAGCGAGTGCGTAATTTTTCTGCATCTTCTTCTGAATAAACAGTAGTTTTTGATAAACGATTGAATTCTGTTGCAAGACGATTTGCTTTATCAGAAGATTCATCAATTGCATCATTTAGGAGATTGATTTTTTCTGAGTAGTCAGAGGATTGAAGAAGTGACATGTCAAAGTCAAGATTGGATAGATTTAAATTGTATTTCTCTATTCTTTCTTCTGATGCAGTTAATGTTTCATCAAGTTTAGTAGAATATGATTCTAGGGATTCATTTATAGTTTCGATTGATTTGTCATAATTTGATGTTAAATCAGATGTTAATAAAGACTTTATGGTAGATTGAGTGTTGAGGTATTCAGCAGATAATTTATCTTGTGTTTCAATTAATTCATTATAGAGAGATATTTGTTTAGAAAGTTCAGAATTATATTCTATTGAACCTTCATTTAGTAAAGACATTCTAGCTTTTGATAATTCTATTTCAGAATTTATGAATTCTTGATTTATTTTATTTAGAAGAGATTGATTTTCTTTCTGTTTTTCAGTATTTTCTTCAATAGATTTAGTATAAGAAACCCAACCATTACGCAATAATTGCATAGATTTAAATTCTTCATCCATTGATGCTCTAACTTTTTCATTGGTTTCTGCATTTTTTTCTTTTACAAATGTCGTTGATTCTTCATTAGATTCTCCAGTAAACCACCTTGAAGTATCACCAAATTTAGATGAAGAAATAGATGAGTCTTTGAGTTGATTTACTTTATCTCTAGCAGAGTTTAATAATCTTAATTCTTCTGCTTGACTGGCAACTAATTCATTCGTTTTTATTAATGTAAGTTGATAATCTTTAGCTGATTTTGCTTGTTCAAGTTCTTTTTGAATTGAATCTGATTTTGCTTTTTGGAGGTCAGATTCTACTTTGATTTGTGCTAGGAGAGATTCTGTGAGGGATTGGATGGAGAGTTCTTTTTCTTCTTTTTCTTTTTTATAAGGATTATAACTTCCTGAATTTGCTGCCGATTTTATATTACCTAACAATGCTTTCATTGCACTGATCTTATCATCTACACCATTATCTGCATTAAGTTGTGACTGTAAAGCATTTGCTTCTGCTCTCATCTTATCTTCTTCATTAAGCCATATAGTTCCAGTGCTGGGGTTTAAAGTTGGTTTACTTAAAAATGTAGGAAGTGCATTAAGAGCATTATTTCTTTGTCTGATTGCTTCTGCTTCTGCAATAAGATTACTAATTCTTACTTTAGTTTGTTCGGCTTGATTAGAGGTAAATGTTTTTTCTGCTTCAAGAGCAGTTATCATTCCATTGATACGGACATCTAACAACCCTTGAACTGCCTCTTTATTGAGTGTTAATTGTCCATTCTCGACTTTCAATTGATCAATTAATTCTGGGTATTTTGTAACTAAATCTACAATTGTTGATGCTGATAATTTCCCTGTCTCATTATATTCTTCCATGGCCTTTGAAACATCAGTTGCTACAGAAGTAACATCTTTAAGACTATCTGCTAATTCTTTTGAAGATACTGTCATGTCTTTTAGATTGGCTATTGTTTCTGGTGCATTATCCAATTTCATAGCATCTTTAAATATTTTAAGTAGCGCAGACGCTATATCAAGATCAACATTATTTTTAACTAAAGCATAACTCATATCATGGATATCTTTAGTTGCTTTTTCTGCCGAAGCTCCCTTGGTCATATCCTCTGATATTCTTTTGAATATTTCTGATATTTCAGGATTTTTAAAAACTTCCATAGTGTCTTTAAGTTCATCGAATCCTTTACCTGAATCAAAAGTAGCTTTAGCTAAATTATTAATCAAACTTTGACTTAGTTTATTTGCAGAATCACTAGATTGGTCAAAAGCATGTGCTTCTTGTGATAATGTTTTCTGTATTTCGCTACTTTCACCTGTCAATGTTTTTCTTTCTTCGGCTAATTCTGCGGTTGCTTCCTGTATACCTTTTATCCTTTTTTCATTTATATACCCAGTTATTGGATCATCAAAGTTTTTTAGACTTGCAACTTTATTATCATTCTTAGCAATTTCAGCATTAATTTCTTTAATTCTAGTTTGTTTTTCTAATATTTCATCATATTGATCTTTCCCCATAGAATTAAATTTAGATGCTAATTCTTGCTGTTGTGCTATTAGTAAATCTTTTTTGGCTTGAGTTAATTGTTTGACATATTCAATATCAACTTCAATTGCTTTGCCTTCTGAATCTAATTGAATTACTGAATCTCCGAAGAGAGATGATAGTCTGGCTGTTGCAGTAGAGAGTTTTTCTTTTTCTTCTGTAGTTTTATTTAATTTTGGAAATAGTTCTTCATATTGAGATATGAGAGAAGGGATTTCAGAAGTTTCTTTTTTGAGTTGCGAAATTGATTTTGTTAATGTTTCAAATGCTTCTTTTGCTTTTTCTGTTTTTTGTGTAAAATTAATTATTTTAGAAATTATAAACGAAATTGCAAAAGATAATCCCACCGTTAAAGTTGCTTGCCAAGCAATTGTAGCAATTCTTGCTCCAATCATTGCCGTGGTATAACCTATGGTTCTTCCAGTTAGTGCTTGGAATGCTGTTCCTAGTCTTGAAACATTAGAAGATGTTCCAGCAAATACAGCATCAATACTTAACTGGGTTCTAATCGCCCTCAATCTATCAGAGAAATTTTTCATATTGTCTAATAATCCAGCAGTAGCGAACCCTTTAAATCCAATAACTGACGTTGAATTTGTTTTAACCATTTCCATTTGTAAAACTTTAAGATGTCCTACAGAACCCATAACTCCTTCACGGAATTTACTAGAAAATAATCCTATACCAACAACAGCAGTTCCTAACAATACAGGAATTGTACCCAAAACACTTGAAAGATTTGAAAATACATTTACTATACCTGTTCCAGTATCTACCAACCCTTTAAGGGTATCTTGATTTGCCATTGATAAATATAGTCCTTGTAGACTGGCGACAAATTCCGATGTATGGGCTTTTAAAGACTTCATATAGATATCTTGTTTTTGTAAAGCTACCCCATTTGCATCAGTTGCAGATGTAGTATTTTGTAGAACTTTGTCGTAATTTTGCATCAAACTAACGAAAATATTTCTCTGGTGAATTGAACTAACTGCAGTAGCTGTTGCTTGTCGTTCTATGTCGTTTAATGTCGACCAACGAGATGCAATTTCTTGAAGTAAAACCGATGCTGGTTTTATAGAAGTAGCAGAATCTTTCATTGTTATGCCAATATTATATAGTGATTTTTCTATTCTTACAAACTCTTCAGGATTAGTATCTTCCCCTACATTTCCAAGTCTAGAAAATATCATTTTTAGACCATTTGCGACCTGACTCCCAGATCTTCGAGTTGTTTCGACAAGAGTTCCGAGCATTCCTGACAATTCTTGCACAGAAACTCCAGCCTCAGCACTTACTGCCCCAACAGTACGCATACCGTTGGAAATCTCAGAAACAGCCTTGGGAAAGTCAACTTGCAAGTTTCTAGCAACAGATGCTATAGTATCTACAATACCTAACGCATCTTCTGCTCCTAATCTATATTGGGCAAGAGTACCCATTAATTGATCGGCACTATCCGTCATAGATTGTCCTGTAATATTCGACATAATTGCTGCGGCTTGCGTCTTTTTGATAGATTCTTCAAGGGTACTATTATAAGTCGAAAACACCTCTAAACCTCTCATTACTGCAGTCGTAGTTGTTCCCATCGCTATAGCATAATTATTTGCCGATTGCGTAATTTCATTAAAGTTTAAGTTTACATCCGTCATCTCAAGACTCATATTGGTGAATCCTTGGTTCATATCTGACAAAAATACCAAACTTTGTTTTAATTGGGAAATTACCCCAAAAATTAAATTTCCAACCCCTAACCAAATTCCCATTTTATAAGCCGCGACTTGAATTGACTCTCCAAAAGACATTGCTGATTTATTAGCATTATTTAAACCATTAGAAACTGCTTCAGCATCTAAACTTCTAAATGATGCCCTTAAATTTTCTACTCTTTGTCTAACATTTTCTGTAGTAGGGGTTAGTGCTGCCATTTCTCTTTGAAGTCTTTCGAATTCGGAAGTATTATACAGCCCTGATTTTTGTTGTGCAAATTTAGTAGTTTGAGACGCAAAATCTTGTTGTTGAATGCTTAACCAATGTTGATTATCTAGTGCATTTTGACGAGAAATATCTCCTTCTCTAATTTTTTTGTTATTATACTCTGTTTGAAGTGTATTTTTTAGATTAAGAAATTCTACTTCTCTAGATGAGTCTGATAACCCGTTTGATCTAATATCCTGTCTAGCAGTAGCATATTTTTGACCTTCTAGCCTAATTTGTTCTTGCAATTGAGCCGTTAATTCAACATGTCCTCTTTTTTCAGCATCAATTCTTTTACTAGATAAATCTAATATATTCTTTAAAGACTGCTCCAATTGTGCATATGCGTTATTTTGATTGTTTTGGCGTGTAATATCAATTTCTTTAGTTTTTCTGTTATTTAATTCTGTTTGCAAAGAAAGTTTTGTATTTAATAATTCAATTTCTCTTGCAGAATCAGTTAATCCTCCTGATTTAATATTTTTTGTCGCTAATGCGTATTTTTGCCCTTCAAGTTGTAATTGTTTTTGTAATTCTGCACTAAGTTCAATTTGCCCCTTCTTTTCAGCATCCATCTTCTTAATTATTAAAGAATATACTCCTTCTAATGCCTGTTTTTGTTGTGCGTAAACATTATTAGAAATACTACTATTTGTTTTACTTTCTTGATTAATTACTGAATCATATTCTTTTTGAGCAGTTTTCAAGACGTTTAGTAATTTAATTCTTTGATCAATGTCTGTGTTACCTGCTAATTTAATACCTTTATCCATAAATTCTTTTGCACTAATATTTGCAGCTTTATATTGTTTAATTAAATTTTCTATTTCTATTGATATCTTGTTTATCGTTTCCGTACTTGTTCCTGTATTACCAGTACCTAAAGATTTAGTTGCTTTCATAGCATTATCTGCTGATATTTTTATTTTATCAAAAGAAGATTTAATTTCATTCAATTTAGCAGTTAAATCTTGAGGAACATTAAACCCCCTTATATCTATACCGCCAAGTTCTGCTTTCAATTCCCTTAAAGCTTTTGCGTCATTAGGACTTATAAAAGAATTTGATTTACTTCCATCTAATTTTAAAATGTTATTTTGAAATTCAGCCTTAAATTTTGCTAAATCTTGACCCATTTTATTAATAGTATCTTGGTTTAACCTTTTAATTTTCCTAGTTGATTCAACCCACTTCTCCCCAATTACTTTTCCTGCATCATCATGCACTTGTATAAGTTTTTGAGTAATCTGTACAGTTTGACCAGTGGCGGTTTTAAGTTCTCCTACTTTTTGAACTGCTCTTGAAATCCCATCTTTTTCCACCATATCTATTTTTATATTTTTAATGTTATTTAACTTTTCTATATCCCTAGTAATATCTTTCCAACCACTACGTATTCCATTTGTAGTATTTCCAAATTCTTTACCTAATTTTTCTAATCCTTTTAATGCACTGTCACTAATATTTAAATCAATTTTTAAATTATGGTTATTCTTAAACCAATTTTGAATCTCTGTCATTTGTGTGTTAATTATTTTTTGAGAATTTGCAATATCTATTTTTATAAGAATACCAGAAAAATCATCTGCCATAGTTTAACCACCTCTTTTTTATTTTTGTTTTATAAAATAGAAAACTCTATTCGAAAAATAGGCAAATAAAATACCCCTCATAAAGAGAGGTTGAGTATTAAAAACTTTATTGATATAATTTTTGTTCATCAAATTTACCTTGTATGTCATTCTTTAAATCTTGAATTTGTTGCTGTTCTCTCATATCTTTTTTATAACTATTTGGATGGGAATTATAATATTTTTGTAAATTACTTTGATTCGAATTTCTATGAATATTAGTATATAATTGTGATACTACGCAATAAATTACAAAAAGTATTATTAAAGTTCCAACAATATCTCCAATATGAATTTTAGATTTCCACATTTAAATTCACCACCTGTAAATTATTAACTATCAGTAGTATATGATATACTATATGAAAATACAACTAATTTTATTGCACAACAAAAAGACATTTTGATAACCAAAATGTCTAAAATTCTGCAATAAAATAATTAAAAACCAAAAAATAAACATGTATTAGAATCTATTAATTCTTCTAACTTCTACGCTAATGGCATTTTTAACTCTAGTAACTATATCTGCTTGTATTTTTACAATTGCTTTTTCTATGAAATGTGCAGCACTTCTATCATGAAATCTGTCATTTACTCCTTCCCAAACTCCACCCCATGAAAACCCATCATTTAACCAATCTGCTATTTCAACGTAATCTCCTTTACTAATTCCTAATTTTGCAGATCCATATAATGAAGTATGCCTTGTTTTTTCTGGATCAAAATAAACTTTAAATTGTATTGAATTTTGAGTAACTATTATATCTGACGCAGTTATCGAATTGAGTAGGGAAAAACTTCTTTCATAATTAGGAGATGCAGGAATATTATATACACATTCTTGTACTGCTTGCTGTAATTCTGAAACTGCAATTGCTTGAATAGCTCTTAATTGTCTCTGAAAATTACTAGACCTTAATAAATTATCAATCGCACCAGAAACAGACATTATATCTCACCATCAATTGCTTGTTCTATATTTACCTTATTCATAACTATTTCCATAATCTGTGGAGTTACTTCTGGCATTTTCTGTAATACTTCTTTAATCCATTCACTTGCTTTATCAACTTCTTCTTTTGGCAAAGCATCAATAATTTCACTTAATAAATTCAAATTTATTAATTCATATATATAAGCAATTAAACTAACCGCATCTTCTGGGAGAGGGATATTAGTCATAAACTTTACAATTAAAATATGGAATAAATAAATACTATCAGTGTATTCATCAATATTTGTTCCACTTTCTTTTAGTTGTTCATTAATTGACATATATTCACCTATTAATTTTGGTATGTCTGTTTTCTTAAAATATTTATTTACTATCATTTCGTATTTTCCATCCATAAGAGGAACTACTGTTTTCTCATTAAATTTAGAGTTTTCCTTGTGGACTGCACTTAGAGTAAGTTTTTTGTTATTTGCCATTTATATTTCCTTCTTTCATAAATTTATTAATTTATTTTTAATTCTATTCCATATTCTTTAAACTTATCTATCAATCCTTTTAGACCGTTTTTCATATCTTTGGGATAAAGTTCTAATAATTTTAAATCATTATCTAAACATATCTCTTGTTTATCTTTTATTCTCTTCTTATAACCCTCTCTTCGTTGCATTCCAAAATACTCTACAATTATTCCATCTAATAAAAACCAATCGCAACGTTTAAATCCACATCTAGCATCATTTGTAAAAGCAGAGTAATATGCTTCTTTTTTATACTCTAAACTATTATCTATGAATAAATTGGTAATAATTAATTCTGGTTGTGAAAGACACAAATCATTGTTCTTTGACCTATAAGTTTTAGATGAAAACATATTCCCATCATAATTAGGTTCTAAACCTGCTGACTGACAAGCATTAATATAACCTCCAAAACAACGTCCATATGTTTGAGAATGTGCCATTCCTTTATTTGCGTCTACCTCAATTGCAATAGGAGTTCTTCCTAATATATTTGCGAATTCTCTTAAATCTTTTGTTAACTTTTCTCTGTCATAATCAACATATATATGTGCTTCTGGGTTTTTATTTAATCCTAAATTTTGCCCTTGCCCCATAATTGAACCAGTAGTTCTATTGAATATTTCCCCTAATTCCTTATTTGTTTTTACCAAATATAATTTCTTAAGTAATTCTGAATCCTCTTCACTCCATTTCTCGCGATTAACCAATCCCAATCTATAACCTTTAGTGATTATAGAAGATTCTGTTCTATTAGGAAGTAAAATTGCCAACTCCTTTGTAGACATTGTTTTATAGTTTTTATGTAATATATTCAACTCATCTTCACTATAATCGGAATGAATTAAGCGTTTAATTTGCAATTTTGAAGCTTGATGTAAAATAGTATCTTTAGGAAACGGTTTCAATAACTCTAATAATACATCCCAATCCGTAGTGGGATAATATTCGTATAATATTTTTGTATGTTCTATAGTCCAATTCCCTTTTTTCTTAGGAATATTTTTGATTTTTAATATTTTATATATATAATTACAACTAGAAAGACTATGTTGTTTGACTATTTCTTCTAATGGAACATCATTGATATAATCGTTTACTATAGCATCATAATCCTTTTGTCTTATTGCCATTTTTTTATACCTCCAATAATTTAATAATAGTATTAATCTAATAACTCCATATCCTCCAAACCATTATATATAAATACAAGGGAAGAATCTTGGAGGTGACTCAATCAGGTTTATAACTCCTGATTTTCCCTTGTAAATCTAACAACATAATATCAAAACAAAACATTCACAATCGAATCAAAATAAACATCAAACACTTCCTAATAAATCCCTTAACCAAACCATCCTTAATTAAAACTTCCTCACCATAATCTTGCTTCTCAAACTCTTCACTATAATAATCTTCATATTCCTCATAATAATCCCTACAAGGAAATTCAATAATCTTACCCATAATTATACCAACTTCTCTATGTATTCATCACTTTTCTCCTTATACTTCTTCCTAATCTCCCTTATCATCCTACGATGCAAACCCACACATCCCTTCTTTATGTCCTTCACAACAACAAAACTATCTCTACTACCACAACCCAAATCTCTACCTCTCACAAACAATTCTATCAAGTCCTCACGGTTATCAAATTCTTCAATTATCCAATCTAAATCAAATCCTGCTAATAAATTAATTTCTCTTAATTTACTAATCTCATTCTGCAATTCTAAATTAATCTTACCACAATCATCACAATCGCACTCGAACCAACTAAAAGGATAAATAGTAGAATAATAACTCCACTTATAATCACCTCTGCCATTTTCTGCGTTGGAGAAAATATTGAGATGACCACCAAAATTACCATTGGTATCTTTAATTACATATGCTTTAGTCATTTATGTATCTCCTCTACTTACTAAAGTGTTAGAGCAAATGTTTTTATTTACTCCACACACCTAGTATAGCACAGGATTTACAAAAGTGTCAATAGCACTATTACAAAATATTAAAATCTCTTATATTAAAACAATCAACACTTATTTATGTCCATCTCTATATTCAATCAAATCATCTATTTTACAATCTAAAACTAAAGCGAACCTAACAAGAACATCAAGCATCATATTATTATTATCTGACCGCATGATTTGATACATCCTTTGAGGAGAAATCTCCATCCTGTTTGCCAAAAAAGTTTTTGTTGCTCCAGTGCGTTTTTGGAATTCACTAACTTTTTTCTCTATTAAATTTTCAATTATTACTTTCATTAATATCACTCCAATCTAATATCCTATTAACTATTATACCATTGCATCTCTCTATACGAAAGTGTCAATAATCTTATAAACTTTATGTTAATAAGACTATATCATGGAGCGATTGGAGTGTCAAATAATATTATTTATTTATTAATTAACAAAAGAACTATATTTGATAACCATACATGTCTTCTTAATTTTTATATCCTTTTTTAAAATTAATAACACAAGATATTGTATTTGGTGAAACACAATATTCTTTTGCTAATTCTTTTTGACTATATTCACCTGTCTTATACTTACTTCTTATTTCTAATATTTGTTTTTGATCTGTTATTTTTATATTTTTCATATGTATCTTCTCTAAATATTTGCTCATTTTTTGTTTGGTTTCGTCCGAACGTGTTCTGCCCATGTTGCTTTTACTAATCTTTTGCTTATGTTCTTCGGAAAATATGTGGTTAGTTCCAGCATTTCCACTTTCACCACCCGAAGATAAATTATAATAATCCAAACTTTCTAATGCTCCATGACTTTTAATGATTTCTATTTCTAAACTATTTAATTCTTCTTTAGAATAAGCAATGGCAACTATTTCTTTACCAAAATTACATTTCCCATATTTTTTAATTGCACGAGATAATATAATCCCACTTCCCAAATAAACCTTCCACTTTTTATTTTTATTGAATGTTGATTGTCCTATGTATTTTTTTCCATTAATCATATTCGTAGTCACATAAATAAAACCATATGGATCTAAAATTTCTACCTCATTAACAATCTCTTCTTTAAATTCAACATTTTCCATTAACAAATCATCTCTCTTTCTTTTTGTTTACTCTCATTTTTTGGGCATATAAAATACTAGCAAGACAAGGGGAGAGCACCCTTTGATGATGGGTAATTAATCCATCATTCTTGCTAGTAAAACTGTTGTTATTAAGTTAATAACACAAAAAATCCATCAAAATACGATGGATTGCTTCTATTATTAGATTCCAAAACATTGTCAATTAATTTTATTTTATACTTTACAAATCAATTCCAATCTGGTATAATGATAAAGGTGGTACAAATAGAAAATAATATAGAAAGGAAGTGATATTATTATCAGAGATGGGCCTTGAGATATTAGATTACATAATGATGAAATCCTAACAACATTGTAAGTCGTAACAAATAAAAAAATAAATTAAATTAATGAAAGAAGGAATTAAAAACATGACAACAACAATTGCAAACGAACTACAGGTATTCATGAGTGAACAATTTGGACAATTAAGAGTTGTTGAATATAATGGAAAACCGTATGTAGTAGGAAACGATGTTGCTAAAGCATTGGAATATGCTAGACCATATGAAGCAGTTACTTCACATTGTAAGGGGGCGGTAATTTACCGTGTCCTTACAAAAGGAGGAGAACAAGACGTTAAAATTATTCCAGAGGGTGATATTTATAGATTAATCACTAAAGCGGCAGATCAGAGTAAAAACAAAGATATAAAACTCAAAGCTGAAAAATTTGAATCATGGGTATTTGATGTTGTACTTCCTACAATCAATAAAACTGGCGGTTATATAGCAAATGAAGAAAACTTCATTGATACATATTTGCCATTTGCAGACGAACCAACAAAATTATTATTCAAATCTACTCTTGCAGTTATTACCAATCAAAATGGAATAATTGCCAAACAACAAAATGATATTGATTATAAATCTGATATTATTAAAGGATTGGTCGAAGATATACCTCTTGCTTCTAAAAGACAAATTCTTAATCGTGTGGTAATGAAATGTAGTAATTTTAACGATAGATGGTCTGAACTTTATAAAGCATTTGAACTAAAATATAAAACTAGAATAAATGCCAGAATGGAATTTTATAATAAAAATCATAAAACCAAACTAAGAAGCAAATTAGAATATATTGAGGAAATTGGTATGATAGATGAGTTATATTCTATAGCCTGTAAATTATACGAGAATGAGGTAAATGTTTTAGTTGAGGAAATGTATAGATTGCATGAGATTGTTTAATTGGTAAGTAAGCAAGTAAGAAATAATATTATGTAATTTATTTGATTTGATTTTAAGAGACTCTAATCCACTAGAGTCTCTTTTCTTTTGATAATTTAATCACATAATTTATCATTATAAGCCATCTAAAACCTCAAAATCATTCAGACCCATACAATCCATACCAATAATAAATTCTAACTCGACACAGACGATTGTGGTGCGTGTGATTGGATTGTGGATTGATTGAGATGGGATTTTTGTTGTGGGATTTTTAGAGATAGATATTTGGATGAATTAAAATACTTGAGGGATTAAGTTGTAATTTTAATCCCTTTGGTAATTATTATTTAATGTCCTTTGATTTATCAACTTCTTCAATAACTTCTTTATTAGTTTCCACAAATTTAACTTTTCTTAACATATCATTCTTTTCTTCTGCAAATGTTCTTAAATCATAAAATGACGATGTAGTTGAAATATCTGCATGTTGACCAATATGCTTGCTTACAAATTTTAGATCCATACCACTAGCAAGGTAATTACTTATTGCCGAAGCTTTAAAGAGGTGAGGATTTATTCTTCTTCCTAATATATCTGACAAAACATTTGAACAAAGATCGTCTGCCCATCCTAAAGCGATTTGATTATACGTCCCATTGTGCTTTACTGTGAATAAATATTCGTGTTCATATTCTCGTTTTTCAACCCATAATTTCAGATAATATAAAGTAGTAATTGGAACTATATACTCACAAGGATGCCCATCTTCCGATGCCCCTTTTTCTCTAACAGTATTTGACATTACATATTCTGCACCTTCAATTACTGGTTTATATATAATTTCAGTTTTAAATCCTCTAAGCCCTCCCCTTCTTGCACCAGTATTGAAAGCACAAGATACCCAGGCGACAGCTAAATAATTTTTATCTTCCATTAATGTATCTATTAATATTTTATATTCCGCTTCTGTTATTGCTATTTTATTATAGACATAATTTTTTGGTATCTTTATGTCTGTTTTCGTGAAGTTGTGAAATGTTTCATATTCTTTCATTTCTTCGGATAGAATTCTTTCTGCATATTCACAAATTGTACTTACACAACTCTTTTTAAATTTAATTCCTGAACTAGACATTCCTCTGTTAATTAAATAACTTAAATATCTATTAAAATCTCTTTTAGTAATTTGATAAAATGCTTTATCATTTAATGCTGTTTTAACCCAAAAAGTGAACTGCTTGATTCCACTACGATATTGTGCCTTAGTTTGTGCCGAGAGAAGAGGGTGCATTTCTTCAAATTCTCTAATGAGTTTTATGTTTTCAGGATTACAAGTTAAGAACATCTCGTTAGTTACCTCTGGTAATTTTGGTGCTATTTCTCTAAGCATATTCTTATTTATTTTCTTGGTTTTATCTCTAATTCTTCTTGCCATTAGTTCACTTCCTTTTGCTTATTTAAATAATCATCTTCATATATCCATCTAAACCCACCGCTTTTATGTTGTATTCCCTTACAACATGCAAATATATTATTTGAATTTGTTTCCTTACGTGCTTCTGTCATTGTCCTAAAAGTTGTAATATAATTATAATCCAAGTCTAATTGAACAACTCTTCTCTTAGTCATATCTCTATTTTCATAATCTATTTTATTAAAAGTTTGTTCGTTATATTTATCTTTATATATCCATAGAAAACCATAAGCAGAAGCACCATCTCCACTGAGACAATTTCTTATATTTGATGCATACCCGTTTATAGATTTAGAAGCTTCATCTGCATTTTTCCACTCTGAAATATATTTTCCATCCAAATCTAACTGAATAATTGTTTTAGAGCGTATGTTAGATAATAAATCTTTTGTCTCTTGTGTATGATTCCATCCAAATCTTAATTTAGAAGCATCACTCATTTTCTTTCTTGTTTCTTCAGATATTTTAGCACCTCTATTACTTTCCGCAAATTCTAGAATGTTGTAACCAAACTTATTATTAAAACACCGAGTTTGATTTATCCAGAATTGCTCTCTTTCTGTTAAATTAATAATGTCACAAGTTTCTACAATTTCTATATAAAAATTTTCTCCACCATCTTTATCCCATGCTCTTTGAAGATGTATATTATGGCAATTTCCTTTTGGTAATGTATAAATATATCCAGAACTAATTCTGTTCCATAAATCCATTGCTTGACCTATATATACTTTTCCACTTCTTATATTTGTTATTTTATAAACACCACTTACATTTCTATATTTCTCTAAATTTTCCATATTACATTTGACATCTAGTAATTTAGTATCTAAAGAATCATTATAAAACCCCATACTATTTTTAATATAATAATAACCACCACATTTAACTAATATTAAATAAGAGAGTTGCAAATTATTTGACATTTCTAACAAAGACGGAAAATATTTATTCTTTTCTATAAATATTTTTATAATATTTTGTATATTGTTTTCGTTAATATAGAGATATAGTTTATGTAAATTATTACAAACCTCATAAATATTTAAGTTTAGTTCAAATATCATATTGATGATATTATCCTTATTTCTATAAATAGATTCCCTTAATTGGGTATATCCCATATTAAATATATCTTCAAATTTATTATTTTCTAAAAATGTGTGTAATTCTTTCAATCTGTTAGAGTAGGACTTCCAGTAACCAGAATCATTTTTACTTAATAACCCTAATTCTGCCTTCTTCTCCTTTATTTCAGTAACTTTAATATGAGAACATAATCTACAAGAATCATTATCAATAATATCTCTTTTTTGTTTATTATAATCTCTAATATATACCTTTTGAGGAGTTTTACAATAATCACACTCATATTCTATATAAGTATTAGATTTAGGGTCAACATCTTCAATTTTGACTATAAATATACTTCCGATTTCTGTAAAAGCATACCCTTTGTCTATATAATATTCTTTATTCCATTTAGACCAAACTATTTCTACCTCTGTACTAATTAACATTATTACAACACCGTCCTTCGTATTATTTGTCCTCCAAAAAGTAATAGCAGGAAACCAATAGGACTAATTGGCTTTTCGGGTTGCACTCCCTATCCTGCAAATGTGTAAATCAATTAATCTAATCAACATAATCAATCACACAACAAAAAACACCTCATTCTCAAATAAATGAAGTGCCTGAGTTCTATAATTGATTAAATTATTTATGTATTATTATTTAACTGTTTTCAATTTATCTTCAATTAACTTCTTTGCTTTCTTTTCTTTGTTCCTTCTTGCTCTTGCCTTCTCAATAATATGATACTCTTGCCACCCATTATCAATTTTTGAATATCCAATCCAACGATAATCAATTTCTGGATATCTATAATGAAACATTTTCTTTTTCAATTTTGCCGTAGCATCAGCTTGACCTTTCACATCCCAAACAATTATTGAATCATCTGCGTAAGTCAAAACATAATCTGCAACATATTTTATGGCAAGAATGTTTTCATCTTTATATTTGCATTTTGGTTGGAGTTCATATTTTACTTGTCTCTTATATCCTTTAATTGTTCCATTTTCTAATCCTACTTCTACTATTTCTTTGAAAAATTTAAGTTCTAATTCAGAATCATATTGAATTCCTTTATATGTACGCTTTAACTTACCCTCTTCCGATAAATTAACGTGAAATTTACTGTATTTTTTCTTTGCCATATTTTATACTTCATCTCCTAATATCCTAATATCACAAAAAGGCATCACAATAGAGCAATGCCTTTTAATTATTTTATATTTATTTATAAAACACATAACCAATACCAATTCTATTTCAACAACTTTACATCATCACTACTTACATCATCACTACTTACATAACCCTTTTTAAGCAATTGTTTCCACAACCACTCTAATCCCTTTCCTGTAACCTTTGTTGTAAAATCTGTAATAATACTTCCAAATCCATTACTATGAGTACTTGGTTTAAGTTCAAAATATCCTGCATCAATATATCTTTGATAAGGAATATTCCATTCACCATCACTATCTTGTAATATATTTTCTATTCTTAATATTTCAAATAGCTTTTTCTCGCCAATTGTTTTATTATTTTTAA